AGACCATCATCCCCAGGATCACCCTTCGCCCCAACAGTACCCTTGGTAGAAACCGAATAAAAGGTATTTGTGGTCGGTGTTCCTGTTGTATAGGTGACTACGTTTTTGGTCCATAAATATGGAAGAGCATCTGTAGCCGCCATAGGGGTTGAGGACCAAGTTCCGGTAGGAGGAGTAGTAGCATTGGCGCCTAATTGGTAGGTAGTGTCTATTTTAGATATACCTCTACCATCAGCGCCATCCTGTCCTGGATCGCCGGTGTTTCCACTAACACATACTCCGGTTTCGCTTGGCGTATACGCGGTTGTCCCATCTCCGTAAAATACTTTCGATCGTTCCCAAGTATATTTGCCGTTAGCCCAAAGATTCGAAGACTCCCACGCCCCGCCTATTAGTTCTGAAGAACTGGTTGATTGGTAGAACTCCAAATCTGTTTTCGTGACGGCTTTGCCGGCCGCATCTTTCGCCTCTTCTGCATCTTTCGCCGCATCTTTCGCAGTTTGATCAATTCCCTTAACCGCATCTAATTGAGAATTTATAGACGAATTAAGAGACTTTATATACGCAGACTGGGAACCGGTTAATGTGTCATAACTAGCCCCGAGTTCAAATAGGGTATCGTCCGGCTTTTGTAAGTTTAGTGTTATCGAATTAACCATCAAATATTCATCAACAGCGCGAGCCCTTGCCCGAACTCGAGCAACTTCCCCAGTTTTAAGATGCTTATACTTGTTGCCCATATAAACGGCTAGGTCGACAGCCTTTATCTCCAAAGTTGTTTTTGGATGTAAAACCTTTCTTAGAGCAACGATCCCAGATTTCAATAAATTGCTTGGATCTAGTATGTCAGTATCACTCCAAGCCAATTCTTTATACCCATAACGCGCAACCGCCGATGCCGAATAAACAACGTCGTCGTATTTAACCATGTCTGAGTCGTATGACGTAACGCCGTTACCTAGAGGCTCGATGGTTATAGGTTTCGGATCTTCCTGAGCGTCTGGCGCTTTTTCCGGGGTCCCCCCTTGGGGGCGAATCGCTGTGTATTGATCTACTGTACTTTCTGTTTTTCTAAAATCCGTTATGTTTTCCCCGAAATCGAGTATCTGAGTGTTCGTTTCGTGGGCATCGGCATACAAATTTAGAATTTTAATATCGGAAGAATAAGACAAAAACAAATAACCGCCGAGACTCTCCAATACTTTGTTACTTAGCTCTTCCAATGTGGTTGGTAGCTGAGTTGACTCTCGATAGAAGTAGTTGCTTTCCTTCAGGTACGCCCCCTGATTAACACCAACCTCGAATTGTTTTTGCGAGTCTAGCGTACGCGTGTTATGCTGGTCGACTATCCACTGCACGTAACCGTCTATACTAGACGGCGCAGTCAGCAACTCTTCGCCGGCCACTGTCGAATACGGACGCACCACTGAATCTGACAGATACGTGATTACAGACGCACACCCAATCTCCCGTGTCCCGTAAAGGTCTTCTCCTATTTCTTCTATATATCCCTCGAATAGCAGTTGGGTATCGTGATACAGTCGGACAATTCCTTTTTTATTTTTTATTACTGAGGCTAACCTATGCGTCGATGAGATTGTCAAATCTAGATACTCAAGACAAACCCCAGAACTTACGGACGATGTCATTTTCGCTTCAGAAACGAACTCGTTTTCTGTATATGGATCGAAAAGTAACTCGTCGTCATACAGAATTCGATATGACATTACTTATACCTTCCCGAGACATATATTCCACAACAAGGTGACGTTGCGCCGGACGAAGCATCTATCATTGCGAAATTAGGAGACAAAGACGTGGATATGCTGTTAGCTTGATCGACCCAACAAGCGCGACCAGTCAGAAGCTTGTCGTTTTCGAAACTAATAATCGCAAAAGGCCTTGCTGAGAAAGAAAATGGATATGGACCGAATGACATAAGTTCTGTTCCGAAAAGACTTGTATTTGCCCAAGGTACAAGTGTCTTTTGTCCGAACTCCTTGTAATCAATCCCGCACTCGGCTCTCCCCGACTTCCATTTTCGAAACCACCATTCTCCACTGGTCCCGAATTCTGTAACATAGTCAAGACCAAGAGCGTCCAACTTCTCGAAATTTCTATTAAAGTCCTCTGGCGTTACAAAATTGCTAGTCGGAACCAGCTCCAACGACATGTTTGGTGTTACTTCTCCGGCCATTACAGATCCTTCCATTCATATTGTAAATATACTGTAGTATCGGGAACGACTTCCGATCTAAAATCCAATTGGTCCCAAGTCATTTCTGCTAGATCGGACCAACGCTTATCTGCGATCTCGGCCCAAGACCTAGGAACATCATGAACATCTCCGGACAGTCTCTGAAGGTCGTCCCATCGATACTTCGAGGCCTGCTCCCACGTCATTTGGTGAGTTCCGCCCTCGCCAAGATCCAACCATTTTACGTTCCAAAAGCGAAAACTATTTATGTATATATCGTTCCAGCCCTGTGTGAAAAGAACGTCGTTAAGAACGAAGCTTCCTGCTCCGACGTTTATTACCTTGTCTTTCCACGTGACGACACATGGCTGGCTACATTCAATAGTCGGTCTTACCGGTTTTCTTCCACTTTCCAAACGAAACATTTTTCCGCCAGTAGCGTTCAGTTTGTACGTCTGAAGACCCTTCGACTTGTACGGATTTGCAACAACCTTAACTGCTATTGAGCCAACAATCCCATTAGAGACTACCGAATGCGCGTACTCCGATACTTGGAATCGTCCGTGGTAGGTATAGTCCGGGTCCATTGTTAGCTTATAATCAAACGCTTTACCATGTAGAAAATTCGACAATCTCGTTTTTATCTGCTCGAAATTGTCAACATCTAATATAACGAAAGTAAACTCGTCAGTTCGGTTGTTATATGCGACATTCCCGGTGAGAGACTCCGTCAAATCGATGGCGCCGTCGCCACCGGGGATATCAACGGTATATACTTTCGGTTCTGGTGTGCTCAGTTTATATCCGTCCAACAAAATCATTCCGAAGGCGACCGTTAAATCGACACCACCAACGATCATTCTGTTGTTTGGATAATCTGGATAACTCATCACACCACTCCTCTTCGAGCAATCTTGCCTAGTTGTGCGTTTGTAAATCTGGCGGTAGAGCTAACCAATTCTCTACCATCGATATAGACTCCAACATCCGACAGATCTTGATTCAGGACTTCTGACAAATCGCTACGAAGCTCGGTTAAAGCTGTCACAACTTCTTTATTGCTAGCTATGATAGAATCTTGATTCGCGGTAATGACCTGAGCAAGATTATCTACGGACCCAGAAACATAGTTCGCGTCTACACGGATGCCCATTCCGTCAGAGGCAACCATCTTCCGTAAATTACTCCCATTTTGAATCTGTTGTAGGTCCATAACGGGGGTGACCGTCGGTGAGAAACTAGCATTGGCAAACGAGGATTGGTCGAGCGTTCCGAAGCCATGCTCGATAGCGTCGGCGGCCCTCGTACCAACGTACATGCCGGTAGAGTATACTTTTCCAGCTAACTGGACCATACCGTTTATAGCGCCTTGGTCTATGTACCGACCAGACTTGGTTGTTTTCTTTGACGGAGACGCGTTTCCAGCTCCATCGTTAACTCCCTGTACTGCTTTTCGACCTATCTCGGCGCCTCTCTCGTATACTTCTGTCATGAGAGACCCCATGCCGTTTATACATCCATAAACGATGTTACGACCAGACTGCTCGGCTATAGGTATCGCGGTAATCATGCCGCTAGCAACGGATGGACCTATACGCGCGAATTCGTTTCCGATTTGGTCTACAGATCGATTGATAGCCACGACCAGCGAATTCATTATGGCTACCATCACTCCGGAAGCCGTAGAAGTATTTGCCGCTGCGAGATTCATGTTCGCTTGTATGGTTTGAGCCATTAGTAAATACTGGTTTGCCATAAGAGAGACGCTAACCGAAACAGACCCGACCATCGAGGACATGGCAGAGCTAATGGTTCCAGAAGCAGACTCAGTCACAGCCGTCGCCGATTGCAAATTCGAAGATAAAACCATTACTCCAGAAGCTAGCGACGTCGTACCAGACGAGGCTATCGTTATGCTAGCACCAAACGCGTTAACGCTACCCGATAGGTTTGACATGGCCGAGTTAACGGTATTTAGCATGTCGGCGACGGGGCCGAGGCTAGTAGAAACCTCGACTAGCCTTGTAAATGACTGTTCCGCCGCAGGCCAAGCAGACGCCCATATACGAAGTCCGATTGCCAACATAATAAACGCCGGTCCCGCTATTAATGCCCCCGCGCCAGCAACTAATGCCCCAGCTCCAAATATTACTAACGCTGCTCCGGCTGCTAACATCCCTGGAGTGTGCCATACAAACGTAGGCATTGCTTGGTCGAAAATCTTCACTGCATCGGAGAACGGTCCAGACACTGCGGCCGCAAACACCGCCATGCCTGCTGAGGCTACCAACATGCCTATGCCAAACACTAGAAGTCCGGCGCCTGCTAATAAGGTCGCTACTCCCAACGTGGTAAGACACACGGATAAAGCTATTAAAAGCGGCGTGGCTGGGGCGATTTCCAAGGCGACTTCCCCAAGTTTTCGAAGTGAGTCCACTCCGGCGGGAAGCGACGAATTAAGCATTGTGAACCCGAGAGATAAAAGAACGAGACTTCCGCCAAGCACAATGGCGCCGATTCCGAGAATCGTCATGGCAGCACCAACAACGATCATCATAGGGGCGGCTATCAATAATGGAGCCATCGCTGCCGCAAGTAGAAACAAATTGGTGATAGCGGTCGGGCTCGACGCCGAAAATAACAGCATTCCGGCTCCGGCCGCCACTAAACCAACACCAAGTAGCATAAGACCGGCCCCTGCAATAAACAAAAGAGGACTTATGGCTACTATCGGAAGTAAAGCAACCGCCAGTAACGCCAACATACCAAGCGCCGGGAACCCAGCAGCCATAAGCATGTTCAGACCAATAGCCATGACGACGACTGCCGCAGACGCTATCAGTAATCCGGTTGCAAATATGGCGAATGCCGCGCTAACTAATAGCACTTGTGGGGCGAATGCCGCCAAGATAAGAGATATTCCAGCAAATAGACCCAATACGCCAACAATCCCCAAAAGACCTTGTGCTAGAGTTGCTGCGTCCATGGACCCAAGAGCGAATAGCACCCCAGTAAGAACTAACAACGACGCGGATATGATCAAGATGGCGGCTGCCCCAGCAAGCCCCCCCGACATCGCATTCACAGCAACTACGAGGACCGCAAGCATGGTTGCTATTGCGATTCCTCCTTGTTGAAGTTGTTCTAGTGGAAGCGCACCAAGAATAGATAGCGCTTGCGATAGTACGATAAGCGCCGCTGCGACTATGAGCATAGACACCGCGCCACCGACAGAGCTCTTCATCAAGTTCAAAGCTACGGTCAGAACGCCAAGAACAGCGGCCATAACTATGATTCCTTGTAGTGCTACGTTTACGTCAATAGCTCCGAGCTGCTTGATTGCCTCGCCAAATAGCAGGAGCGCTCCAGCAATAATAACCATGGATACTGCTCCGCCTACGGCCTTGCTCTTTATTGCGTTCATAGCGGCCGTCAAACCAATAAGAATACCAGCCAAAGCGACCAACGTTACTGTGCCTCGAATTATTTCTTCCCAGCTAAGTTCAGCGATATTCTTAAGAGCAAACGTCAATATGAGCAACGCTCCAGATAAGACAAGCAACGAGGTTCCCGTTTTTACAAGACCGCTGGGGTCTATAGCCTCTAGAGCAGACATCATTACGGTTAGTTCCGCCATCAACATACCTAGCGCACCCACGCCGCCAGCTAGTTGCCCAGCGTCAAGAGTGGATAGTAATAACAAAGAAACAGCCAATACGCCGATGGCTGCTGCGATCTTCAATATAACATTCGCTTTGATGTTCTGTTGATAACTACTAAGAATTCCCGATAACGATTCCAAAGGACCTGATAACTTCTCAACAAATCCAGAGGCGTTTTCCGCTGCGTCTTTAAGACCATCTAAAAACCCAATTATCTTGCCGAGAATGCTCCCAGTTCCGATAGCCGCACCAGCCGCAGCTCCGCCTAGAAATATTACGTTCCAATCTATGCTTTTTACAAAATCTCCGACAACATCCACGGCTTTCCCAGCCCACTCTGACATTTTCTTAAATCCGTCACCTATGGCATTAAGTACGTCCGGTATTTTAGAAGATATAGACGAAGCGAATTCCTGCATAACAGTCTTTATCTTTTCAATATCCGAAGAAAAAGACTCAACAGACGGCATACCACTTGATAGATTTCGTAGAAACTCTGATATCTTATCAGATACAGTTCCTATTACTTGACTGAACGATTCCAACGCAGGAGCGCCATCGGCAACACTACTACCAAACGATCCGAAAAGGACTAGAACGTAAGAGAGTGCGGTACCAATGACCGACAATATCGATTGTAGGATTTTGAAAGCGCCAGAGAGAACACTTCCGACAACGGTCGAAACACTCTTAATGACTGTGAAGAATTTGACAAACCCATCTCCAATGCTGTTTAGAGAGTCTTCTCCTATTTTGAATTTTTCCGTAATCTCCTGGAACTTCTTAGACAGATCTGACAGCTGTTGGCCAGTCATTGGCGGAAACACTTTAGTAAACGCTTCTTTTACTTTATCTAGAATCGACAACAGCCCTGTGAAGACGTTTGTTAGGCCAGCTATTATAGCCTCTCGGCCGCCGGTATCTTTCCATACCTTCAAAAGACTGTTTCTGGCATTGGCCGATTCTTCGACCATGTCGTTTAAGACGTTACTAACACCAGTCCATAGGGTTTTAGCTTCTTCCATGTTTCCGAAGACTATCTCCCAACTCTGCGCCCAACCAGAGCCGAGAGCCTCCTTCGTTGTGTCTATAAGCTGAGTAAACGATTTAACTTGGGTCGCTGCTGAGGTAGCAGTATCTCCAAGTTTCATGATTTCTATTGCTTGTTCTTCTGTGTATCCTTTAGAAAGAAGAACTTCTTTGTTGTAATCGCTCGTCGTCATGGTGAACTTGTCGAGAGTGTCGGTCATGATCTCGGCAGATAGCCATCCCTCTTGGAGAGAATCTCGAAAGCTTCCTTGCTTTGCGATAATGTCATCAACGGCGACGCCGTGAGCCCTAGCGGTTTCATTTAGAGCATCTTGAAAAACCTGACCACCCATACCGGCATTTACAACGGAGTTCCAGTCCATGAGTCGTACGGTTCCCGTAGCAAGAGCCTGCGATAACTGATACATAGCTACGCTTGCTTGTTGGGAATTCGACCCAGAAACGGCCGCTAGATTGGCAATACCTTTGATAGCAGACACAGAAGTCTCTAGACCTACACCGGCTGCCGTGAATGTACCAATGTTTCTAGCCATCTCGCCGAAATTATAAATGGTCTTATCGGCGTAAGTGTTTAACTCGTCTAACGCGGCCGTTACAGTGCCTATGTTTCCACCCTTGCTCTGGGTGTTAGCAAGAATGGTTTGGATAGATCCTAATTTTGTTTCATACTCCTGGTATCCAGATATCAAAGAGTCTAACGAAAGTGCCTTTATTATCCGGACCCCAGAACTCATAGCGGTGTCGACTATGTTGGATAACACGTTAAAGGCCACTACGCCTAGAACTGAAAATTTACTGTTTACAGACTCCACAGCAGACTGTATGCCAGAAAGAGTTACCTTGTTGGACGCCGATTCCACGTTAGAAAATCCGTCAGCAGCATTCTTAAACTGCATTTTATTTTCTAAGGTGGTTAAATCGTTGACGGTTTGATTAACGTTTTTACTAAACGCCTTGTTATCAAAATCCATCTGAACGACACGAGAATCAACAGACGTCATACGTTAATCACCTCTTCCCATACGGCATCCGCCATATCATCAAATATTGGTTTTATCGCGGGGTTAATATAATCGCGCCCGGAAACGTAACCGCCAGTCCCGGTTCCATGGCCATATTGTAGAAGAATCGCCACAGGAACTCCTTGCGACGTAAGATTCGAATTCGACCATGTTATTCTTGCTGACGAAGTCGTTATAGAAACTTCGTACGTCCACGAACCGGCAGTGTTTCCTTGATCTATAGGCGTAGCTGAAGATAGTGCGGAAACGCCTTTTTTTCCATATCGATCTAAAATATTAAAATATTTCTGACTTTTTGCGTTAGCCAGAAAACGATCTGTTTTATTTTTATTCGGTGCATGGTACTTTAACGACATACCCATAGCTAGCCCTTAGTATTCATAGTCTCTCGGCGAGCATCATTCAACTGCTTGTTTCTAGCCATGATTTCGCTTTTCGACATTTTTTTTCCTTGTTGGTTGTTTGCATTGCAAATTCGAACCAAGGTTAACAGACGACTAAGATGCCATTTCTGAGCCTCCCACGGTATTTGGTAGGAAGTCATCCAATAATAAATTAATTCCGAAGTTACGATCTGACGACTAGATTTTTTCTGACGATCGTTAGAAAACCATGTTGCCGTTTGGTTCTCGTTTAGATACTCCGCAACGGTTATAAGATCTTGGTTCGTTAGAATATCGTATATGTACTCCGGTACATTTTTGTTAAGTGTCATGCAGCGAATATAACTAATGTTCTGTTCTCTTGTTTTTGTGTCTTTCCCAGTTATTTCGTCGTACATATGTAGGAACGGCTTTTTCCATATCGACTCCCACTTCGATATAGAGAGGAGGGAATGCTCTAATTTCAGAGTGAACTGGTCCGAGTTTATGAACTTATTCTTTTCCTCATCATAAAATTCTCCGACAACGAGACTGAGCATTCCGACCTCCTTTTTAACTATTTGTTTGACGCAACGACCGTAAAATCACTTGTCAATTTGCTCTGCATTTCTTTTACGATCTTTTCCGATTCCTTACGCTCCTCATCACTAAGAGTCGGAGTTACCGCGTTAATAAAATTAGCGATATTCGTTTCGTTTTCGATAAGCTTCAGGAAGAATGGTTCGTACGCAGCGTGATACAAGAACATCTCACCGAGATAGCGACCGTCCGGAGTTTTCTTGATAAACGACTTACCGTCCGGAGTACGCTCGCCGTAAGATTTAATAACGATCTCAGTAACTAGATTATAGAGTTCTTTTACATCCTTGGTTAGAGCTATGCGTTCAATATGCGCGCGTAATCCGCCTTCGGTGCTAAACTGAAGGTCGATAAGCTCGGGACGAGAAATATTGAAGTACAAATCAATGGAACAATCGTTTCCATCGAAGTCTTTGTAGTCAACACGTTCTTTCAGCATTACTTCTCCTTTTCATCGAGAAGGGACCCACTATAGAGCCCCTTCCTTTTTACATAGATGCCTACCATTTTGAACTTGGTTTACGTCGACATGAGGGTTACTATTTCATCGACTAGCGGTAGGCGCGGCATTGTCCCCGGCTCGGCGCTCGTTCCATACAGAATGGCCTCAAGAGCAGCTAGTTTCGTATCATCGCACTCGAGGCTATTAAACGTTAACGTGGCAGTCGGTTTGTTGAGATGGGTCGATGCCACGGGAGTCGTGGTTACTTCCCAAGACATCGTCACCGCTTCTGGCGAGTCATTCACGGTGGCGTACGACTTCTCCGACGGAGATGCTAAACAGCCGTAAACCAGATGCAGTTTGTACCCGGCCTCCGAACTTGCATCGGAACCAATCCTAGTTCGGTACGAGAAACCAAATCCAGTTCGAGCTTGCTGCCCCGCGTTCACGCCGGTCGCAATAGACTTCTCGCCATTACATTCGGCGAACTCATCTGGGTAGGTATAAGCTTCGATCGTCGCCGAGAAATCCTCTGCGGACAGCATCGAGGCATACTTCATATTGTCGGCCCAGAAGTCCGACTTCTCTGCGCCAGACGGAGACTCGGTTACAGCGGTCAAGCCATTCCAAGCCACGCCAGCACCATAGGTTCCGGCTTCTGTTTTTTTATACAAGACGCCGCGATCCGTACCCATTTCGAAAAAACGAGTACCGTCGGCATCCCAAACCAATTGTGCCATAATACACTCCTTAAAATAAACTACCAGACAACTAAATTTTCATGATATAAGTTGTCCACGCGCCATGCTCGATCGTAACGAACTCCGGACAGACCAAGCATTAACTTTTTAGTCGTTACGAGGCCTTCTTCCGGGTTTTTATAAATGTGGGTTACGTCATAGTATGGGAAAAACGCATAGGTAACGTTATCCGCATTTATGCTATCCCCATTTTTTACGGTATACACCAAACAAGGATATTTTAGTTGAAAACCAGAGGGGGGCTGAAAATAAACACGATCCGGAGCGCCAAAGATCTCCCCGAGTTTGTTATGAAGATCTAGTCGATCCTTAATCGCCATTATATATACCCCCCAACGATAGGATAAGTCGAGGGCGATCTATTCGAATACTCTCAACTTTCCACTTATTGCCCATCCACTCAACCCAGCGTATAGCACTGAAATTCGTATAAGCAAAAGGATCGGCAACGATGCTAATCTCGTTACTAATGATTACGTCATCGTTTATGGCATCCCCGGATTTCCAACGAGAACCGCTTTTTATTTCATCGCCAAAGTATTCCCTAGAGATGGACTCTTGATCGTATACCCCTGGCGAAGGGTTCGTCGAAATCACGTATCCAACATTTCCAAAAAACCTTGCCATTTTGAATTTCCTAACTGGGAGTAACGCCTTTATTCAGAGGAAGAATCAAAAAACTCGAAAGTCAGCGCGGACTTCGGTTTTGTCAACGCACCAGACACACGAGTTTCAATAAGATACTTGTGCTTGTTGAAGTCGATGTCGAAGTCCTCGAAGTTTGTAATCTCTCCGCCCTTGTCTGCGCCAAGCGTGTAGTCCATGAGATTAACCAGAACCGCGCCAAGTGTATACGTCTTCAACGCATCGGTGCGGGACAATCCGTCCATCAGCTCGACCTCGACAATCTTAGAAACACGAAGATCGTCAGCAAGCTCCTGGTCTGTCTTATAACGACGATATCCCTGTGAGTCTTTGATAAGACGACAAAGCGTTAGTACATCGGTTCCGAGATAAGCAACAGGTCGACCAGAACCCTTATAATTCTTACGCTGTTTGATGATTTCATCAATAAGAAGCTTTGCCTTGTCTTCGTCTGTTGTGCCAGTATCTAGTGAAATCACCGTGTTCGTAACATACAACGCGTCATCTCCCCAAATAGGACGAAGGTTCAACGGGTTGATCTTGTCTTCAGAAGAAGAGCTACGACCGTCACCGACAAGAACCGCGCGGGCTATTTCCTCGTTCAGCATAACACGCATTTCGGCATTGATGTACGCGATAACGTCGAAATCAACAATGTCGACAACGTCGTCTCGATCCATCGCCTGCTTCTTGTAAATGGTCTGTGGCGTGGTTACGCGCTTCAAAGCAACGATAACCTCTTCTGCTTTTTCGCGACCCTTGATGTAGCCCTTAGCACGAGCTTCGTCGGCAGTTATGTTAATCGCGGTCGTCTTAACACGCGAGAAAGGAGACTTACGGACACTACCAAGAACTTCAGACACCCATTCCATTTGTCGGGTGATCGTCTCCGGGGTCGGAGTAGCCACTCGAGCTTCCGGGAACAATACTTCAACATTTGTAATGCTGTGCTGAAGCATCGCTTCCTTCAAAGAGCTACCGCGCTTCATTTCATCGAAAATAACATCGATGTCGGCGTGCTCGATAGCATCGTATTCGTCGTACTGATTTTCAAAAACGTTGCGGCTCATAGATCCTCCAAATCCTGATTGCTGCATTTCACCATCATCTTCATCTAGCTCTCCTGCCTGCGCGGCTTCGACGGCAGCGCCGACAAGAACGTCGACCACGGCCTTCTGCTCGTCAGTCATTGAGTCGAAAACGTCCTGTACTGTTTTTTCCTGTGCCATACCGGAATCCTTTTCTTTGCTTGCGGGGTCTTCATGTTCTAACTTCTTTTCGTCCTTTTGTTCTTTGTTCCCGCATGCATGCTCTACTACGGGATTAAGATCTGGAGAAACACCAGAACTAATAATGACGTCAGTTTCGCTTGGTATAAAATCGTCACCATGACCAAAAGCTACTGTATCGATTGTTGCCCCTGGGTTGGCACCTGATAAAACAAGGCTAACTTCTCGTATTACACCATGAAGAACGCTACCAGCCCGCTCTTTTAGTTTGTTTGCGTAGATCGACAACGACATAACGTCGCCATGCTTCACTACTTCTTTTGCCGCTTGTCCTTTTTCGGAATTATTGAGAGTACAGTATGCGTACATACCGTCTTCCCTATTCTCCAAAACGGCATGACCTAGAATGTTCTCTATGTCATCGTGGATATGGTGGTACACTATCGGTACTTTTTGTCCATCAGCGTCTTTAAACGCTTCTGGTAGTATGGTTCGCCCATCGCTACATTTAACATTGTACCGAGTCGCATAACCACCGAAATCGTATTCTCGTGGTTCCATCTACAACTCTCTTCCATTTTGAATTTCTATTCGGTTAAGTCTCCAACATTCCAGGAACCCACCCCCTCCGCGCTTTCACTAGAGCCTTGCGTCGGGCTAAGCGTCTGAGGCATGTTTGGATTCGCTAGCTGGTTTGCTCTGGGATCGTCGCTCGGTTTGTATCCGATAACCCCTCGCATCTCATTACTAGTAACCACTTCGTTCCTTATCAACTTATCCGAAAGCTCAGCGAGCATGGAAGTAGGTGTGAACTTAAACGGCTCTGAATGATGCCAAATCGTTTGGTTCTGAGATCTCGCCGTCTTTGTAAGAAATTTTCTATTAAACTCGTTGGCTATCGCGTCGTTAATAGGATCTATCATTCGTCGGTAATAGTTAAGAGTGTTTTGCTCGTCTGCAGTCATGTTTAGAATTTCCGGAGACAGTCCTAACTGACTAAATAACAGGTTAGTAAGGTATTCAATATTCTTTATTAGATTGTTTTCGAGAGGACGATTCAATTGGATAATCTTCTCGGTACCATCTACATAAGCAATACCATACTCTGAATCTTCTAACTGAGTAACGATTTCGTTTCGACGTTTAGCTGCCATGTCTTCGCGCATTGTGCTTTTGACACTATACGGAAGCTGAACAAGCATGTCCAACTTATTTGACGATACTCGGTTGTCGGCTATGTCTAGC